CTAGTTCATAGTTCTGAATTTAGTGATTATGGAAAAATAAAATCATCCTTTAAAACTGGTGATAAATTAGACGTGTATATTAAAGACATAACATCTAAAAAAGGTCAGTATAGAATTGTATTTACGCTTTCTCCTGAAAACACTAACTCTGAAAAATTAGCTTGGCAAAAATTAAGAGACAGAACTGAAAATAGAAGTTTTGTGTATACTGTTGATTCTAAAAACAATTCAATATCAATAGAGGTAGATGGTGAAAACTTTGAAGTTACACTGAAGCGTACAGATCTTGAAAAGAACATCAATCTTTATCCATATGTTAAGGTTTCAAAAGTTGATCCAATCAGCAAGAACCTAAAATTTGAGTTTACCGAAGAGTTTGTTCAGTAATTTTTAAACTTGCGACCATCTCCAATTTAGCTCAAATAAATAACTTAGAATTTAATTTAGTTATCAATCTAACAATTAATTCTTATAAAAAAATACAACAATTAGCATAACTAATAGTAAAGCTGTGCTGTCTAAAAAAAATAATAACTATGTCATCAAAAATGTTCCAAGAAAGAATTGAGTATAAGCCTTTTGAATACCCAGTATACTATACTGAAGGCTGGTTAAAACAAGCACAAGCCTTTTGGTTACATACGGAGATCTCTATGCAAGGAGATGTTAAAGATTGGCATGAAAAATTAACATTAGCTGAAAAAAACCTAGTTGGGAATATTCTATTGGGTTTTGCTCAAACTGAATGTGCAGTCTCAGATTACTGGACGGGTCTAGTTACCAAGTGGTTTCCTAAACATGAAATAAGACAAATGGCAATGATGTTTGGTTCACAAGAAACAATCCATGCAACTGCATACTCATATCTTAATGAGACTCTCGGCCTTGAAGACTTTAAAGCTTTCTTACATGAGCCTACTATTGCTGAAAAATTTGAATTCCTAGTAAAAACAACTAATGATTACACTCATGACGATCTTGCAACTTCAACTGAGGCACGTAAGGACGTTGCGCGATCACTAGCTATATTTTCAGCATTTGCTGAGGGAGTATCACTATATTCATCATTTGCAGTTCTTTATTCTTTTCAAATGAGAAACCTACTTAAAGGTGTAGGTCAACAGATGAAATGGTCAGTTAGAGATGAATCTTTACACTCAAAGATGGGTTGCCAACTCTTTAGACATATGTGCGAAGATTTTCCAGAATTAGGAAGTAGTGTTAGAGTTCAAGTAGAAGAAGCAGCTGCTTTAATAGTAGAAATGGAACTTAAATTTATTGATAAAATGTTCGAAATGGGAGACCTTGAGAATCTTACAGCAAATGATTTAAAAGAGTTTATCAAGAAGAGAGCAAATGAAAAACTAGTAGAATTAGGATATGAATCAATATTTGATTATGATGAGGCAGCAGCCTCTAGCTTAGACTGGTTTTATCATCTTACTGGCGGACATACCCATACTGATTTCTTTGCAATTAGATCCACTGATTATGCAAAGGCAGGAGAAAACGAAAACTGGGACGAGGACTCATTATTTAGTTAAAATCAAATTAAAGAAAATAAAATGGAAGACGTAGAGATTAATCAAGGAGAACATTTAGGATGGGAAATAGGTGTACACTTCCCAGTTTGGGCAAATACTGAAGTTTACGTCAAAACCGTTTCTAGAGGATACTTACTTGAAGGTGAGACTCCAAAGGACGCTTATTGGCGAGTTGCTACTACTGTAGCTAAGCGACTTAAAAAACCAGAATTAGCTTCAAAGTTTTTTGATTATATGTGGAAAGGTTGGTTAAACTTAGCAACACCAGTTTTCTCAAACACTGGCACTGAACGCGGTCTACCTATTTCATGTTTTGGAATAGACGTTGCTGACTCAATAGTAGATATAGGTAGTAAAAATCTAGAAATGATGCTTCTTGCTAAACACGGCGGAGGAGTAGGAATAGGAGTAAATCAAATCAGACCTGCGGGTACAGTAATTTCACAAAATGGAACATCAGATGGAGTAGTTCCATTCTGCAAGATATATGATTCGGCTGTTCTTGCTACAAACCAAGGCTCAGTCAGAAGAGGAGCTGCATCAGTTAATATTGATATTGAACATGGAGACTTTTGGGACTGGCTAGAGATCAGAGAGCCTAGAGGAGACATGAATCGTCAGTGTTTAAGCCTTCACCAATGTGTCGTAGTTTCTGACGATTTCATGAATAGATTAGATCAAGGTGACAAAGAAGCCCGACGACGATGGACTGCAGTCCTTAAGAAAAGAAAGTCTACTGGAGAACCTTATATCATGTATAAAGGTAATATAAACCGCCAGAACCCAGAAGCATACAAGAAGAATGGACTTAAGGTGTACATGACAAATATTTGCAGCGAAATCACCCTACATACTGATGAAAATCACTCATTTGTCTGCTGTCTTTCCTCCCTAAACCTTGCAAGATATGAGGAGTGGAAAGATTCTGACCTTATCTACACAGCTACTTGGTTTCTAGATGGAGTTCTTGATGAATTTATTCAAAGAGCAAAATACATGAGAGGATTTGATAATGCAGTCAGATCTGCTCAAAAGGGTAGAGCACTAGGTTTAGGAGTTTTGGGCTGGCATACCTATCTACAAAACAAAAATATACCATTTGACTCATTATCAGCTCAGTTTGAGACACGAAAGATATTTTCGCAATTAAAAATTGAGAGTGAACAGGCTTCTAGAGATATGGCAAGAGAATTAGGAGAGCCGCTATGGTGCGCTGGTACAGGAATGAGGAACACTCATTTACGAGCAATTGCACCAACTGTTTCCAATTCAAAGCTTGCAGGTAATGTTTCTGCTGGCATTGAGCCTTGGGCAGCAAACGTTTTTACTGAACAGACTGCTAAAGGAACTTTTATTCGTAAGAACCCTACTTTAGAAAAGGTTTTAGATAAGCTTGGATATAACACCGATGACACTTGGAATCAGATATTACAAGACGGGGGCTCTGTTCAAGGACTAGACTTCTTAGATAACTATTGGGTTAAACTTGGAGAAACATCAAATCCAATAACTTCTTCTAAACGAGCTAAACTTGCTCCTATCGAACAGGATAATTATATTCAACTTAAAAATGTATATCTTACCTTTAAGGAGATCAATCAACTTGAATTAGTGAGACAGGCTGGAATAAGACAGCAATATATTGATCAAGCAGTTTCCTTAAATTTGGCTTTTCCAACTGAAGCTGAGCCTAAATTTATCAATCAAGTTCATCTTGAAGCATATAACTTAGGAGTTAAGACCCTATACTACATGAGAACAGAATCAGTACTTAGAGGAGACATTGCTGCTCGTGCTACCATTGACTGTTTATCTTGCGACGGTTAATCATTCAACTCATACTTCATGCGAATAGTTGAGATGGCTTCCTAAATAGAGTATATTCTATATCTTCTTTAGATAAATAATAAAAACCATTTATCATGATTCCTAGTTTTAGCGAATTTATATTTGAAAATAGAGATCCAGAATTCGTTAAACAAATGAATAAGGAATTCGATAGGTTAAAAGATGATGATGAGTTCTTATATAGAGGAATCAGATATAAAACCATAGAAAAAAACGATAGTGTAATAATAGGTCTTATGGTAAATTCTAAATATGAAGAAGCTAAACCTACAATGATCAATCGAAACATGTTCAAAAACTACGGCAATTTTGCTAGCAAGAAATGAAGTACTTAAAGAATTATACACGATATTTATTAGAACAAGAAATTCCAGCTATGCCTGGAGAACCAGGTGCAGCAGGCGCTCTGCCTGCTGCAGCTAAGAGATACTTATTTACGTTTATTGGAGACAGTAGCGATGAAGGTATACGTCGTAGAAAATACCCAGACGGAAGCGTAGTTATCGAATACACAACTTTTTCTACTACCGAAGTTGACTTAGACACTTGGGTAAAATCAAATGTTACTTCTACTGATAAACAAAAACACACTGATCCTGATCTTGAAATAAAGAAAAAAAACCTAATAAACATAGTAAAAGGCAGTCGTTCAAATATCTCTGATTCAGACATGACCTTCATAGAAAAATTAAAAAATGCAGTAACTACTGATGTTTTTGGAAAGAAGGATACTCCAATAGAAGTAGTATTTACACAAGACGGTGAACCTACTACTAATGCAATCAATGTTACTTTTGTTAGGTTCAAAAAATGAAAGTAATGTCATTCATAGAGTTTATTAATGAAAGCGAAGACGCTGAACTGCAATTTATTAAGTCAACTGCCCATCAGTTAATAGATAAGATACGTGATTCTAAAAAGTCTAAAAGTAGAGAATACACAGTTTTTAGCGGAATGGAGTTTACCAAACCGTTTATGTTTGATCTAACTCTTTATGTTAGAAGAGATGATAACTCTAACCCTAAACACGACCCGCACTTTAGTAGTCTTCCTTGGGAAGAACTAAATTTTGAAGAAAATGGTTATATGTTGGATGCTAATATGAAGCTAAACAGTACGAACATGTTGATACCTAAAATAGAAATTCATATAATTATCAATCCTAATACTGAACCTATATGCTATTCTAAACTTTACTATAAATTAATTGATGCACTTGCTCATGAAACCAACCACTTAGACCAGACTGGTATAAATAGAGACCAGCATAATGTTCATGTTTCTTCCAAAGAAGAGAGAAAAGCTTCTAAAAAAAGCAGTAAATATTTTATTCTACCTGAAGAGATGGAGTCTAATATAGTCGGCATGTACACGCGTTCACAAGAAGAAGACAGACCATTAGATGAATTGTTTTACGACTATTTACAGCCTTTCGTTAAGTCTGACTATATAAGTAGAGCTGAATTTAATAAAACTATCGTTTCTTGGGTAAAAAAAGCAATAGAACTCTATCCAAATGCAAAATTTTCATCAAAAGTTGATGATATAATCAATTCTATTTAAAACTATCTTCTTTATCATAGTAAGATATATTAAAAATAAAGTACTATGAATGATTTTGAAAAATTAAAAGCTGATATTATCAACGCACAAACAACAATCTTTTCGCCAATTCTTGAGATCATCGAATCCGCTGAGGAAGATGCTCAAAAGTTTTACGTAAAAGGTGTTAGAAGCGCAGGTAATCGCCTTAAGAAAAAAATGCAAGATGTTCGCAAAGCGATCAAGCATCCAGCAATTAAGTCTGAAATGACTAAGATCCAAGAAGGAGCTAAAGGTTTACGTCAACAATTAGTAGACTCAACCAAGACACCTGCTTAATCTAATTTTTTTATTTTAGTAAAAATGCCTCTTTTGAGGCATTTTTTGTATGTTATGTAAAACTATTAACTTAAACTAAGTATAATTATAAAAATAAACATAAAAAAATTACTATGACAGATTTCTTTGATTTACCAGAAGACACTTTTTCTAAGCAAAAAGCATCCTCGAACAGTAGAAAAGTAGACGAAAAAGTTTATGACCCAGACCCGAACGCACACAACGGTTCGTATAAGTCAGTTTTCAGATTCGTGCCTTACTTATTAGACAAAACTAAAAGCAAGTACACAAAGTACTCCGCTAAATTTTGGAACCCACTAACTAAAGAGTCAGTGATTATTGATTGCCCATCAAATGTTGGCCAACCTTCGATCCTATGGACTCTTGAATCAGTTTTAAGATCACTAAGAAAAGAAGAACCCGATTTAATTAAAGACATCGATTCTCGTTTTTCTAGATGGTACACTCACCATTCTATTGTTTACATTAAAAAAGATCCACAGCGACCTGAACTTGAAGGTCATCTTAAGATATTCAAATTTAGAAATCAAATTGATATGCTAATTGATCAAGCAGTTAATCCTGAAGAAGTCGATGGAATGTCACTATCTAAAAAAGTAAATCCATATCACCTACTAGAAGGTAAAGACTTCTTTTGTGTTGTTGGTAAAAAGACTAAAGAATTTAGAGACTGGAGTAAGTGTAAGTTCATGGAAGAAATAACTCCATTAGTTTTTAAAATAGGAGATAAGCAAGTAGTTGTTGAAAATAACGAAAAATCAGTTAAATTAGTTACTGAGTTCTTAACAAAACACAGCCCAACTCTAGATGAATACTATCACCAAGAATGGAAAGAAGAAGACTTTAATAGAGTAGCTGAAGCACTCGTTGCAGCTATTCCACAAAGGGAGATCCTTAACATGGTTCTAGAAAGAAGTAAAGACACTAAGATGAATGACTTAGTAAGAAGTAAATTATCTGGTAATACACATGTAAATACACCAGCTCCTTCTTCTAACCCAACTGCTGATTCTTCAGAGAAATTAGTTTTCTCTAGTGAACCTACACCTACTGCGCAAACCTCAATTTTTGATAATGCTAGTGGTTCAGAAGATGACGAATACGACTCATTATTCAAAAATCTATAATCATGGAAGAGACAAATATAGAAATTGAAAAAACAGATCATGCTGCTCAGACTGAGCAGCATGATCCAAATAACATATTATTTGGAATAATCGGTTACAAAGATGATGCTGCTTATGAAAAATTCATTCATAACCTTACTCCAGACCAAGCCGTATATGTTTTAGTAGCTTCTGCTAATTTTGCACAAAAGAGAGGATCATATGGTCTACTTGAAGCAGAGACATTAGCTGCTGCAATTAGAACCTTACGTAAAAGTTCGTCAGACCAAGAGAAAAAATCAGAAGACTAAGATGAATCTAATAATAGACGGTAATGCATTTATTAATGTTGCAATAAGTGTGACTAAATCAGTTACTTTAAGAGACAAGTTAATAAGCGAAGTTTATTATGTTGAGGACTTATTAGAAGACGGGTTTAAGTTAAAAGATAAAGTAAGAATTTCATTTAGAAACTTCTGTTTCACCTATCTTAATTCTTTAATATC